GACGATGCTGACTGGGATGGTGAGTTCGATGAGGCTGATGCTTTACGTCAAGAGCTACGCCACATTGATGCACTACGTGACAAGGGGGAACTGTATGTTCCAAATTTTTAAAGACCTACTGCTATTCTGTGCTATCGTACTTATAACGTGCATCACTGTAGGTGTAGGCTTGGGAGCTATATGATATGGAAGGACAAGAGGATGACCCGTCTGATGACGTTACGCACTGGGTTGGTAACCTACCTGAGCAGGGTACTGACAGCAGTGAGTGTACTACTAAACGTACTCTTGGGAGGCAAAAACAATCAGACCTTCAGTGCAAGGAACTATCAGTGGCAGAAGGACGGAAAACCCAACATCGTTTATCTAATTGATTTACTATTAGGTAAAGGTCACTGCGTAGAGTGTTGGGCATACTGGAAAGTGAGGAAGAAATGGTAAAGTACAAGAGACTGGAGTTAAACAAAAGCACTAAGCTGAGTGATGCGGTTGATCAGTACTTACACAGCAAGCCATATGCTGAGCTATCAGGTACAGTGCAGTACAAGTATGAGCGTTCACTTACTCGTGCATGCGATACCTCTGTACAGAATGGCAAGCAGCTAGGTAATATTCGCCTGGGTGACATCATGTTCAAGCACATCACGTATGCTTACGACAGATGGGTAGAAGAGAACGGACCCAGCGCAGCTAACTACACAGCTGCTGCCTTGAGTGTTGTATTCAATACAGCTATGCGTCACGAAGCTATGCTTGCTAACCCAGTCTCTCTGCTACGCCGCAAGACTACCAAGCCACGCAAAGTAAAGTGGGAACGTAGTCAGGTTACTGCTTTCTTAGATGTAGCTTACTCTAAGTGGAAGTACCGTAGCATTGGTCTGATCGTACACATGGCATACGAATGGGGTCAGCGCTTAGGTGACATGCGTCTGCTTGAGTGGGATGCTATCGACTTCGACAACCATCGTGTAGACATCACACAATCCAAGCGTGGTGCTGAGGTACACCTACCTATACCTGACGATCTCTTAGCTATGCTCAAGGCACAGCATGAATACTTCAACTTCCAGAAGTATGTAGCACCACAACCTAACCCAAAGGGTGGACACTACCCGCCTTACAATGAGCTAGGTATTCACGATGTAGTTAACAGAGTTAAAGCAGAGGCAGGACTACCTGCTGAACTACAAGCCAGAGACTTACGCCGCACTGCTATCACTGAGATGGTAGAGGCAGGCGTTGATGCTGTAGGTATCATGCAAGTGAGTGGGCACCAGGACATCGCAAGTATCAAGCCTTACCTGGTCAATACATTCAGTGGTGCGTCAGCTGCACTAGCCAAGCGTAAAGGAATAAAAGAATGAACATCAGAGGGTTCCTAGATACTCTTGACTTAAAGGATGGAGACTCCTTACGTCTCGACTGCCCTAGTTGCAGAGGACGTAATACCTTCACATGCTTCAAGGATGGCGGTGAGTATGTTTACAACTGCTTCAAGCTAGACTGTACACTCAAGGGTGCATACGCTACAGACATGACTGTCGAGGAACTAAAATTGCGTATGGCTAAACCAAGAAACGCTAATGAAAACAAAGAGTTACAGCCCTTAGTTTATCCAGAATATGTAGTACAGCCAACTTCGGAACATGTACTACTGCACAAGTTCATCGACAAGTATGACCTGCACAATGAGGGCTTGATGTATGACGTGAAGGACAGACGTGCTGTGTTTCCTATCCACTACAACGGTAGACTACTGGATGCTGTGGGACGTGCGCTTGATGGTGCTGTACCTAAATGGTATCGCTACTCAGGCCAAGCTGACTTCTTTACTAAGCGAGTTAACCCTGATGCAGATGTAGCTGTAGTAGTTGAGGATGTGATAAGTGCGATAAAAGTGTCACACTTTGCACCCAGCGCAGTAGGTTTTGCCATACTAGGTACATCACTTAATGTTACAATAATGAAACATTTAGGTGAGTTTCGTGAGGTAGTTATAGCGTTAGACAGGGACGCTACACACAAGACCTTGCAATACAAGCGAGAGGTAGAGCTATGGACTGGCCTACCTACAAGAGCATTACTACTTGACGACGACATCAAGTATGGTGTACAAGATGATATAATGAGATTAAAGGAGATGCTATAATGGTTTGGGTTTTAGTTTGGTTTCAAATGACAAACAGCCAAGGCGTAGAATACTATCAGATAAACAACTACGCTAAGGAAGAGGAATGCATTCAAGCATTAGATGATGCACAAGTATTAGTTACCCATCAGGGTGAAGCAGTAATTTGTTTAGAGGTAAATGTAAAATGATTGAAGTAACATACATAGATCATATGGGTTCAGACTTATCTGTAGTTAACGCAGCACGTGTTAGCTTCGGTAAGAAAAGCGAATGGATGCCACGCATACACTACGGTGAGCAGCTAGTGTTGAAACCTAAAGACGCTAAGCTAATCAAGTATCTAGCTAAGCATAAACACAAGTCACCATTCAACCACACGTTTGTTACATTCCACGTCAAGGCACCTATCTTTGTAGCACGTCAGCTTCAGAAGCACGAGTATATGCCGTGGAATGAAATCAGCCGTAGGTATGTGGATGATGATCCTGAGTTTTACTTTCCCCTTACGTGGAGAGGACGTAGTACTGACAAGAAACAAGGTAGTGAGGGTGAGGTGAAGAGCAACTTCAACATCAACTATCACACTATGACCGCACTGAAAGGGTATCAACAAATGTTAGACGAAGGTGTAGCACCAGAGCAAGCACGTATGGTATTGCCACAGTCTATGATGACTGAGTGGTACTGGTCAGGCACACTGTTCGCCTTTGCTAAGATGTGTAGCCTACGCTTGAAGTCAGACACACAAGAAGAGACACAGTTAGTAGCACAGAAGGTTGCTTTGACTATGGCTAAGATATATCCTGTATCGTGGGATGCATTAATGGAGTACGCAGAATGACTAAAACAATTACACAAGTTAAGGTACTAGCTGATCTAATCACATCGAAAGGGGAAAGATTTGAGGGGTTATTGCCACTAACCATAACTATTGAAGATGGAATGCTTACATTAGGCACCCTAAATGGCCCTGACATGTGGAGAGAGAAACTTGAGAAGCTAACAGGAGAAGGATGATGACTGACGCTGGTATGATTGGAGTAGAACAAGTAGAGCAACACGAGGATGGCAGTGCCACATATCAGTTCCACCTTGATAACAACTGTGCCAAGCTACTGCAGGAAGAAGGACTGAAGCTAGTCTTGTATTGTGCAGCAGCCAAGCTAGACTTGCAGGTAGTCTATGACTTTATAGAAGATCACATAAGCTCTGAGACAGACGAGCTTACAGAGTATAAGTTTGGTACTGATGACACAAACAAGTGTGTATCTTGTGGAGGCCCAGCGCTTGAGGGTGACTGGTGTAGCTTCTGCTTAGAGGAGGAATAGTTTTTTGTTAGACTTACATTTTATTTACGGTCTGTTAGTTATGTATGGCTTGGGTGCTATCCTATTGTTGTACATTACAGATGCAGCTGATCCTGATAGACCTAACGCACACATATGGCTAGCCTTGACTTGGCCTTTCATTACAGTACTGACTGTACTAGAGGACTTAGTACTACGAAGTAGAGGAGACTACGACGATGAGTGAGACAGCGTTACTACGTACCCTGTTAGACAAAGAGTTCTATGACAACCACAAAGGCATACGTTGCCCTGATGAGTTGTTCACTAAAGATATGCGTAAGATCAAGCAAGCCTTAGATCAAGCTATGGATGTATACGATAAGTCAGTCAGCCCTGCTGAACTGGAGTCGTTGTTCTTTACAGCTAACCGCACTATGACTACAGCTAACAAGGAGACATACAAGCAGTTGTTCAAACGCATAGAGAACGAAGAGCCTATGCACGAGGAGATTGCTACTGAGGTTATGTCTCGTCTGTTTCAACAGCACGTAGGTGAGAAGGTAGCTAACCTTGGGTTCAAGTATGTGAATGGCGAAGAGAATAACTTGGAGTCACTGCGTACTTTGCTCGACGATTACAAGGATAACTTTACCCCCAACCTCAACATTAAGTTCGAGGACATTGAGCTAGACACTGTGCTTGACGGTATTCAGATTGAGACACAGTGGAAGATGAACATCCCTAGCCTACGACAACGTGTCGAGGGTATCAGTGGTGGTCACTTAGTGATGGTGGGTGCACGTCCTAACACAGGTAAGACTACATTCCACGCATCTCTTATCGCTGCACCGAATGGCTTTGCTCATCAGGGTGCTAAGTGTCTTGTGCTTACCAACGAAGAGAAGTATGTACGTGTAGCTGCACGTTATGTACAGGCATCATCAGGTATGAACATCAAGCAGATCGTAGAGAACAAAGCCCTAGCTCTGACACGGTACAATGCAGTCAAGCAGAACGTGCAGATGAAGGACAGCACAGGTAAAGATATGAACTGGGTTGAGGCTGTAGTGAAGAGCTACCGTCCTGACATTGTAGTGCTAGATATGGGTGACAAGTTTGCTAACCGTACTGGTGACAAGTCAGACATCTACTTGAAGGATGCAGCTATCCACGCACGTAACATTGCTAAGCTGTACGACTGTGCAGTGATCTGGATGTCACAGCTGAGTGCTGTAGCTGAGGGTGTAGTGCAACCTGATATGTCAATGATGGAGGGCAGTAAGACAGGCAAGGCTGCTGAAGCTGATCTGATGATACTGATCTCTAAGAACAGACAAGTTGAGGGTGTTGACTCAGATGAGGACTTGACACGATACTTAACTATTGCTAAGAACAAACTCGACGGTGGGTGGCACGGACGTATCACCTGTGAGTTAGACGGAGACATAGCGCAGTACAGCGCATAAAGAGGAGAGTAGAGTGAGGACAGTATTAGACGTAGAAAACAACAGCCAGAAGATAGAAGGTAAGACTATACTTGATCCTTGGCAACCTGGTAACATACTTGTACAGGTAGGCACTCTCAATGTAGATAACACAGATGAGATGCACATCTTGAACTTCGATCACACTGAAGCTAAGGACACGACAGGTGGTGCAGCATTCGTGCTACAAGCAGTGCTTGACGAGACTACCTTGTTGATTATGCATAACGCACGTCACGACTTGCCTTGGCTATGGGAGTCAGGCTTCAAGTATGATGGCTTGATATACGACACATTGATTGGTGAGTACCTACTACTGCGTGGGGTCAAGCGAGGCTTGGGTCTGGGTCATTGTGCTGAGGTGCGTAACTTACCATCATACAAACTAGACACACTCAAAGAGTACTACAAGAAAGGCTACAACACAGATGAGATACCACTGGCTGAACTTACAGAGTATCTTGTGGGTGACTTGAATGTGACACGTGAGTTGTTCCTAGCACAGGAGCACGACTTCTCACAGCCAGAGAGTAAGTCAATGATACGTGTACGTGACATCAGTATGAAGGTATGTATGACTCTGTGTCTTATGTATCAGCGTGGCTTCAAGGTAGATCGTAATGCATTAGAGCAGGTACGTGAAGAGTTCGAGCAAGAGAAGGTTGAACTAGAGACACGCATCAACGCTAAGGTACGTGACCTGATGGGTGACACGCCTATCAATATGTCATCCCCTGAGCAGAAGTCTCAAGTGATCTACAGCAAGAAGCCTAATGATAAGAAAGAATGGGCTGCACTGTTTGAGCACGTCAACACAGTTGATGAGTATCGCTCTACTGTCAAGGCTAACTCTACTCACGTGATGAAGACTAAAGCTTACACGTGTCCTACGTGCAACGGCGCTGGGCATACATACAAAGTAAAGAAGGATGGCACCAAGTACGCTAGACCTAACAAGTGCAAGGACTGTGAAGCACGTGGCTACAAACTAGAAGAGACTAACCAAGTAGCAGGTCTCAACTTCTTCCCACCTAACAAGGACTGGGTTAGCGACAGTGGGTTCTCTACATCCAAGGGTAACCTTGATATACTTATCGCTACAGCTAGATCAAAAGGTATGCTAGAGGCTGAGGCTTTCCTAGCTGATCTACGTAGGTTGAACGCTATCACTAGCTACCTGAATAACTTTGTAGGTGGTATCAGTTTGTTCACTAAGCCTGACGACTTCCTGCATGTTGATCTATCTCAGACAACAGCAGCTACTGGACGGTTCAGTGGACGTAACCCTAATATGCAGAACATGCCACGAGGCAACACCTTTCCTATCAAGAAGGTCTTTGTGTCTCGCTTCGATGGTGGCTACGTGATGGAGGCAGACTTTGCCCAGCTTGAATTTAGAACAGCAGCGTTCCTCGCACAGGACGAGACAGCAATGCAAGAGATCGCCACAGGGTTCGACGTGCACAGTTACACAGCGCAAGTTATCACTGATGCTGGTCAACCAACGACACGCCAAGAAGCTAAGGAGCACACCTTCGCACCCCTCTTTGGCGCTACTGGTTATGGAAGACCCAAGGCTGTCGCAGCGTATTATGAACACTTCACAGAGAAGTACAAAGGCGTAGCTAAGTGGCACAAGAAGCTAGCCAAGGAAGCAGTTAACCTCTTGAAGATTACTAACGTGAGTGGTAGGCAGTATGCTTTCCCTGACTGTAAGCGTAGAGAGAATGGCAGCGTAAGTCATATGACTAACATCAAGAACTATCCAGTGCAGGGCTTTGCTACTGGTGATGTGGTGCCAGTCGTACTGATGGAGATAGAGGAGAGGCTCAAGGGTTTGCAGTCCTGCTTAGTCAATACAGTACACGACTCAGCTGTAATAGACATCCACCCAGACGAGAAGGAGTATGTTATTGCTATGATAAACACACTGAACGATGATCTCAATCGTATCATCGAAGAAGCTTACGGAGTAGAGATGAATGTGCCTCTATTATTAGAAGCAAAAATCGGTCCGAATTGGCTTGACACTAAGGACGTTTAGTGTTATAACTACGACTCTTTGAAACTGTGTAAATGTGAAAGGATACACAATGAGTAACAATCAAATCGCACTGGCTACAGAAGGTAAATCATTGGCAGAGATGATGGGGCTGGCTGAGAACTCAAGTGGTAAGCGTTCAATGCTACCTCGCTTCAGTCAAATCCATTCGCCTGTCAAAGGTGAGATCGAAGTCAACGGTAAGACTATTAAAGTTGATGCCATTCCAGCTGGTGCATACAAGCTTACACAATCAGACGACAAGATCGTGTACGCTACAAACCCGAAGGTTCGCATCTTCGCCCAGCGCCAGCAGTGGACACGTTGGGACTCTCAAGCTAACGAGATGATCAAGACTGTTCTAGTTAACAACTTGAATGGTGACCTAAAGGATAACACTGGTGGCTTCAACGCAGGCCGTCCATCAGGATATGTCGAAGACTTCAAGTCTCTACCTAAAGAGACACAGCAGTTGATGCGTGACACTAAGCGCACCAAGGTAGTCTTCGGTACTGTAGTGATGGAAGGTGCTATGGATGAGCAGGGTAATCCTATTGATGATTCATCTATCACAGCACAAGAGATTCCATTTGTGTTGGACGTGAAGAGCCGTGGTTCTATCAAGGCTGTTGATGATGCACTCAAGAAGATTGAGCGTAAGAATGCACTGCCTTTGCAGTACTACCTTACACTTGGTGCTGATCTACACGAGATGCCTAACGGTAGTGAGTACGCTACATTCACGCTTGACCTTGCAGACAAGCACGAGCTAGACGAGTCAGACAAAGACATCTTGGATAGCTTTATGGATTGGATTGCAGGGATGAACGGTTACATCAATGACCAACACGAAGAGCGTAGCGGTGGCACTATGTCAGCTAAAGCTGAAGCGGTGATCAACGACATCGTGGAAGTCGAGGTTGCAGCAGAATGAACCACACAGCTGA